TGTAAGTAGTTACTGGTTCTACAGCTTCAACTGATACTCTATAAGTTTCTCCCTCTAAAGTAATGTCTATAGCTAGTCCTTCTGCAGTAGATTTATTAGTAGTCCTAATTAAACCACCGTCTTGTAGGGTGACTGTAGCAGTGTATCTAACATCATAATCTTGTATATATCCTAAAAATTTAGTTTCATCACTTGTCTGGTTACCTTGATAAGTAGCAGTGTTGTTGGCAATAAAACTATTACCGTTAACTTGTAAACTGCCCTCAATATTTTCTGTAATATTTGTGCCACCTACTTTAGCACCATTGGTATTAACTGCACTACCCCCAGAGAATGACCACGTCAATGTACCAGATTTACTTTGGTTTTCGTTTGTGTCATCAAAGGTTGGGCCTTGTAAACTGCCTCCAACAACCCTGTCTACTTTAACAGAGGTTACTCTGAAGTAAGTATTAGGTGCAGGTGCTGTACCAGAATATAATATATACTCAGTATTATAAGCCACAGTATCAAGCCTAGCATAAGAATAGTCCCCGCTATGGATAGGTGAAAAAGTCTTTGCAGTAGTACCTGCTACTGTTTTCTGTGGATTACATATAATGGTATAATCTTGTATAGTTTGTATTGAATATTCTTTATGTGTACCTGTCTGCTGCATGTACTGAAATAAAGAATCTCCATTACTATTAGTAAGACTTTGTTCTATACCAGTTGATAGATCCCATATACGTATAGGTTTTGTACCAGAATAACTGGCAGCGGGTGTCATTTGTACAATATATTTTTCGTCACCATCTCTCAAAATTTCGTACCAAAATCCTGTGCCGTTTGCGTTAGTTAGGGTCTTAACAAACTCTCCAGCTGGACGTTTTTTTAAACCAAATGTTATGTCTGGGACAGCATTATCACATACCCTTACCTGTCCTGGAAATTTAATTTTATCTGGCTGTTGAGATACACCCCCTAGAAAGTTTGGGATACGTTGATTTACTGTTGGCATTACATTCTTCTCAATACTTTAAATGGACGATACACGGTATTTGCATCTTGTTGATATTGGAAATCATTAAAGATATTATAGTCGCCTTGCTTTGCATCGTACTCAAGTGCAGTGGCTCTTGCATAGGCTTCATCAGCTTCAAGTAACTTAGCAGACTGCGGGTTGTTTACCATACGGTTAGAGGCGATTCTACAGGCTCTAGCGGTGATGTAATCTTTAAATGGTTGTGGTAGATCTTCAAAATCTATCATCCATATTACATCAAAAAATAATTTACTAACATTTGTAAATGTAAATGTATGACCTTTTTTATCATACACTTTGGCTACACCGTTATCACTACGTCTTACTACATCATAATCTTTTCCATGCTGGAATATATTAAGATCCATCTGTAGTATATTATTAGGAACTACCACTTGGTTGTTGGTATCGGTGTCAATAGGGTACTCATTCTCTGTGTTGTATGACCATCCCTCAGATTGTATCTCACGGCAGACTTGCCTTAGAGTAGTCTGTGCCATAACCACTTCGGGGCTTTGCACATTAGTTATAGTATTAACTGGGGATTCTCCAACGCTCATCAAGATTGAGTTTACAGCATCTAGTTCGGTAGACACTCCGTAAGATATTACTGACATAATAAAAAAGGGGGACTAAGCCCCCATATAAATAAATAGTTATGAGAAAGCAGCTGGCTTTGTAGTTGTTCCAGCGAACAATTCTACACAAGCTGCTGGGTTCACGTAGTCTGCTCCCATAGCTAGTCTTCCTAGGATGACATCGCCTTGGTAAACTACAGAAACGTCCCCAGAAGTTACTTGAACCTGTGGGCCAATAGTTTCAACTACACCTGCAGCCTCACGCTGGAATATTAATCCGCATGTGTTCGCAAAGTTAGAAGCAGCACCGTAGTTCTGACGAGCTCCGTAGTTGTTACCTGTAACTGTTGTAGCTGTTTCGATTGACTCAGATACGAATGAACCTGTATTTCCAGGATCTATTGTATCAAGGTCAGTAGCAGCTGAAGCACCACTTGAAGGTGCATACTTAGTACCATATTTAGAGAAGAATGGAGCGTTCATTGATTTGAAGATTCTGATACCTGCAATTTCAATTACACCGTTTCCACTCTGTAAAGCTGTACCTTGTACATCTCTATTGATTAGTCCGTTAGAACCAGCCTCTTGTATGAGGGAATAATATTGCCTAGGGTTTAATACGGCTACTCTTCCGTCATCACTCACCCCTTTTTCATCTAAAGCAGCTGCAGCATCATAGAAAGCTGTAACTAATTTAGCTGAATCAAGAGCATCGTCTGCGTTAGAACCCGCACCAACTCTGATTTGTGTACCACCTGGCTCAACGAAGTTGGTTAGTGATACTGGAGATGCCTGTCTAGCACCTTTAGCAATAGCTCTGAAGATTAGTCTATCGTACTTTTGTGCAAGTGCATAGCCGATCTTCTTAGAGATCTCTCCTCTCAATTCATAGTGTGCTAGTGTCTCATCTAGCTCATAAACAAAAGCCGAGCTGATTAATAGGTCATCGACTGTAATTGTTTTTTCTGCTACTGGAGGAGTTTTGTCAGAGTTTCCTAATATACTGTTTCCAGGTGTGTGGTATTCCGCACTTGTGCGACCAGTATAGATGAACTGTAAACTCTTTCCGTTGGTTAACGTACGCTTCATGACTAAGTCACGTGCGATTGTTTCCCTTTGGAAGCCAGTAAACATCTCACCTGAGAACAACTTTAAATAAAGGTCTCTGTTATTTGTAGCGTTTGTAGCTGTATTTATTCTACCCAGAAAGGTTTGTGAAGCTGGGTTATTTGTTGACTGTTGTGCCATTTTTATAAGGTATTAATTATCGTTTCTAGATCTAGTTTTGTTGGAATCTTATTTGTTTCAGTTAAGACTCATACTGATGTTGTGGTCTATCCCACCGTCATGACGGCATTAGGTATCTCCGTAGAGGCTGATGCCAATAGGTAAGGGAGGACTCGAACCTCCCTGTATGCCATTTACCTGTTTGGTGTGTATGCGATGCCACGATACTTAAGTTTCATAGCTCTAGCATGATCCTTCTGCTCTTTAAGACGAGCTTGTAGTTCTACTTGAGTCATAATATACCTCAGTATCAGACCCCCGTTCCATGATCTGATTGCATGCGTCCCGAAGGATGAACGGACGTGGCTGCCAGTGTCTAGTGACACCAGCTATGATAAATAGATTTGTAATTAAAGTTAAAATTAATGTAAATCTATGCAAGGTCTAGTGGAAAATTATGTGCGTTACGCTCGTGCATTACCTCGAATCCAAGGTTCTGTCTGTTGACTATATCAGCCCATGTGGGGATAACCTTACCGTTTGCATCAACAACTGATTGGTTGAAGTTGAAACCGTTTAGGTTAAATGCCATAGTAGCTATACCCATAGAGGTAAACCATATGCCAACCACGGGGAGAACAGCCAGAAAGAAGTGTAGAGAGCGAGAATTGTTAAAACTTGCATATTGGAAAAGTAAACGTCCGAAGTAGCCGTGAGCTGCAACGATGTTATATGTCTCCTCTTCCTGTCCAAATTTGTAACCATAGTTCTGAGCTTCCAATGCAGTTGTCTCTTTAATAAGAGAAGAAGTAACAAGACTTCCGTGCATAGCAGAGGCAAGAGAACCACCGAATACCCCAAGAACACCGAGCATATGGAACGGGTGCATAAGGATATTGTGTTCGGCTTGGAATACAAACATGAAATTAAAAGTACCAGAAATACCGAGAGGCATACCATCACTGAAACTCCCCTGCCCGAAAGGGTAAACAAGAAATACAGCAAAGGCTGCTGAGACTGGAGCTGAGTATGCTACTGCTATCCAAGGTCTCATACCTAATCTGTAACTAAGTTCCCATTGTCGTCCCATATAAGCAGAGACACCGATGAGGAAATGGAATACGATAAGTTGGTATGGCCCACCGTTGTAGAGCCATTCGTCAATGGTTGCAGCCTCCCAGATCGGGTAGAAGTGCAGACCGATTGCGTTTGATGACGGGACGATTGCCCCAGAGATGATGTTGTTTCCATAGAGTAGAGAGCCAGAAACTGGTTCACGTATCCCGTCTATGTCAACAGGTGGAGCAGCTATGAAGGCGATAATAAAACAGGTTGCAGCTGTAAGTAATGCAGGGATCATAAGTACACCGAACCAACCAACGTATAGTCTGTTGTCTGTGCTTGTAACCCACTTACATAACTCTTGCCACTTATTGGTTGTTTCTCTTTGTAATGAGATTGCAGCCATGTGTATAAATATGTAAAATGTACGAGGTTATAATGCTCCCACCAGCTAGAGCCGACCTCTTATGGGAGCATGTTGATTATAAAATTCCAGGTATAATCTGACCTGTAAAGAAGTATGTACCTATAGCAGCTACTACTCCTATCATTGCAAGGCGACCATTGAGCTCTTCAGCTACGTGCCATTTGTCATTGTTGTGGTTGTGTGTCATTTTTTCTTACGTTTTTTTGCGGTTTTTGCTGCACGTTTAAAGTTAGCAGCCGTAGGAGCTCCCTTGCTCCCAACTTTTCTCATCTTCTCACCAGAACCAGCTTTGATACGCTTACGTTTGGCGTGGATGTTTGCGTATAATCCTCGTTTAGCCATTTAACATTTCCATCTGCGTAGTGCCAACGCTTTACGGGTTGGCTTTCCGTTCTTTTTCATTGGCCCTTTGTTACCTTTCATGCGAGCACAAAAGGAACGCTTACGTGCACCGCCCCCAGGCTGTGGAGCCTTGAGGTTGGAGCCAGTTGCACGATTATATTTAGCTCTGCCTTTAGCAGTGAGACCGCCCTTTCGGGACTTCTCGCCTCTACCTATACTTAGACTTACGCTTTTTTTTCTTGCCATGTTTACAAGGACATTTAGCCATTATTTTTTCTTTTTAAGAATCTTCTTCCTTACTGCTGCTGGTAATTTAGATAAACCTTTGTTCATCTTTTTACCCTTTGCAGGTGGTCTACCTTTCTTACTTCCGTAAGTACCTTTACCCATTGGCATAATTAATCTCCTATACTTTTAAGTTTGATGCGGATAATTTTCTAAGAACGTCATCTCTAAACGCCTCATCATTTGTGTATTCTGGCTTATTCATATCTCTTACAACCTCTGCCATACTTCTGTAAGTTTCTTGAGGTGATTGTTTACCAGTAACTATTTTAGAATCACGTCCATTGGCA